TAGGTCTGTAGTACCAGCATCTATACCCAGGGCATTAGTAGCCCTTACCCCGCCTATCACTACTTGCTGAGATCCACGAGTCAGAAAATATGGACTACCGATATTCCCCATGCCTCTAGAAATGTTACCACTTATGGTTATTGACAAATCATCAGAGGAGTGAGTGCTTATATAAGGCCTTCCTACGAAGTTGTTATTAGATGTTACCCAATATACGCTGATACCTGTGTCGTCACCGTGCTCAAAAAACATTAAGAAGTCACCAGAAATAACATCTGAAACGGACAATGGTAGGGAGGTATACGAGTTTTTTGGATAATACCACGGTAGATTAGCCCCTGTATCCCTTATAAATAAGGAGCTAAAGTTTTGGATTAAGAAGTTTGCAACAGAGTATCCTGTACCATCATTTATTGGGGCAGTATTTATGCCCATTGTATTCCTAGATCCAGAAGCCAGAGTATGCCATCCTCCAGTCCCATTAGATGTTTGTTTATTTTCACTATAGGCCCCAGACCAGCTAATGATAGATCCACTCTCAGGTATAGGGTTATTCATTATCACTTGTCCATCTACTAATGAATAGTCAGTTCTAGTAACTTGGGCTGTGGTTGTTTTGATATAAGAAGTGAGTACTGGGGATCGTTCTACCTGAGCACCCCATAGGTATACTCGTCCCGTATTGGACGAGTATATAACAGGGTTAGGGGCTGTAGCTATGAAGGTAATACTTGCCCTATACCATCCATTACCAACACTGGTCAAAGTAGTAGTTCCCCTTGTGGAAGAAGCATTTAAAGTAGTGGTATTTACTGCACAAAGCTCTGCATCACTACCAAATATTATATTACAATTACCGCTAGATGGGACTTTAAAAAATAAAGACATAGTATATTGCAGGCCAAGTACAAATATGCCTAATTGGAAGCCCCCAATACCATACCCGGAAAATTGAGTACCTGCAATTAATAACTGAGCTACTCCTACACCATCTGGTCCTATGGTACCATCCGTAGTGTATACCGGACTATTATTACCATACCATCCATTGGATCCATTGGATATACTTTCAGAGCCTGTCAATAAGTTAGTTCTGGGATTTAAATACTGTAACTGCCTACCCTGCCAGTTAGTTTTGAATACGTTGGCATTTCCAACCAAGGTCTGAGCTCCGGTAGTTATCCTGAAGCTAGAAGTAGCACCATTGCCGTTACCTATCGTATTATCAGTAACCTGTACTGTAACGTCATTTGAAACGGCTGTAAACTCTATGCCATTGGCTCTTAAAGAGTCAACACTAGTAGTATGTAAATATATAGACCTAAACCCCGTATAGGCTGGGTTTGTATAGACGGGTATACCCCAAGAGGAAATAGTGGTATCTATACCTCTACAGAAAGATAGTGTAGTATTATTGGGGACGAAGTTGTCAGTAGGATAGACTACTACTGCTTTTAACCAGCCTTCTTCGTTTTTGGTCGCACTTCTAAATTGTCTTAATCTGCCTTGAAAGCCAGTAACCGTAGCCCCATTTACTATGGTGCCTGTACCATTGTCTACTGGGCTAGTTCCAACCTGACGGTCCATAGAAGAGGGGCCAGAAAATCTGGTAAAAGCCCCGCCTCTTCTAGAAATAGGAGTAGTGGAGTCTCTTGTAAAAACCCCTATATTAGGGCATACGTATTCTACTTGGACGCTGTCTACCTCCAGGGTTAGATTAGCATCTGATATACCTATTTTTTCATCTGGGACCGGAACCGACCAAATGTAAATAGGGCTTGTATAAGTTGGCCGAACTCTGCTAATAACGTCTGTTAGTTTTGTAAAAAGTTCCAAGTCTTTGAAACTTGTAGTATTTACATTGACCAAAAAAGTATTTTTGTACAAGTAATTGGCCATGACATACTCTGCATGACTACCAGCAGTAGCCCTATTATCCTTACCATTGGGGGGGTATGGTATCAGTTCTGGAGGTATAGCTAGATTAAGCCACCACACTCCGTCGGATACGTAATCCTTAATAACTACCCAACTTGTTAATTCCTGAAATGGTTGTAGAACATCCCCTACCTGTCCGGTTGGAGATAATCCATAGGGTAATAAGTAGGAGTTGGAATCGGTGGTTACTAAATACTGTTGCGAATTGGGGTATAGCCTAATGTCAAGTATAGTCTCTACGCCTCTAGCCAACGGGATGCCTAGGACTAGATTAAGGGCCTTTTTAATTGTATTTAGAACCGGACCATTGGTATATAGGTAATATAGTCCATATACAAAGTTACTAAAGTTATCTGTAGACGTTTCTGGGCTTATGGAAATCAGATTGCCATAATACTTAGATATTAGTTGTTCATCTATCCTGGCATCCACCATCCAAATAGAATACTGAGTAGTACCGTCCGGTAATACTCTAGAAGGAAAACCTATTGATTCTATTGGTTTATATAGTAACAGATTATTAGAGCCGGCATCTATAAAGTAATGAGCTCCTTCTTCTAAGGTGGCCGTTGGCAGAAAAGGTTTGTCTGCTATAAACCTAGCAGAAGAAATAGATATACCATTTATTTTATAAGTAGAAGGCGTGCCGGGTACCAGGTCAGTAGAATTTATTAAAACCAGCTTTATCTGGGAATTTGTCAGAGCTGAAATACCCTCCAGACTAAGGGTAGAGGTCAGTTGTAGAAAATGATTATAAATTTCTGATGCCTGAGTAGCCCCAGACTCTAATAGAAGATTTATTTTTTCAGAGTCTTCAAACATGAATCTCCAAAAGTCGGATAACCCATACATAAAGGTCAAGACCTTGGAGTCTATACCAAGATCAAGACCTTTGGAAGAAAACTGCGAAATATTATTAGACATTTTCTGAGCTAGTACTAATGCTATTAACCATAAATATATTGGTTGAATCTCTAGTGTTTAAGGTGTCCGTAATAGTACCAGATATGGGAGGAACCAGGTCACGGGTATATATATTATAAGTAATTGATATTGGAGTCTTTATAGTAGTAATACCGCCAGAGTACAAAGTAGATAGCAGGTCAGACATAACAAAAACCTGGCCTGGAACTAAAGAGGACAGATAGTTTTGTGTCAGGGATAGAGACAAGGCAGAACTAGGTGCTACCCCAGTATATCCTACTATTTCAATATCCAGCATACATAGATTAAATCCACGAGCCAATAAATCAGCAGCCAAGACCTTATTACTCTTACTGGATAGGTAGTTCTGAATACCGTCCAATCCTTGAAAAGAATGTAATGAAAGACTAACTGTCTTATTGGCCTGGCCAGTACCAAAGTCGTATAGTAATTGTTGCCTACTGCTAAAACCAATATCACTATTGGGAACTACATAGAACAGGCTAATTATTCCAGTAGCCGCCCCGGTCACACTAGGAGCTATCTCATAGGTAAAAGTATCTTTTGTAGATGACAGAACTTTAAAAGTTCCATTATATCCTGTAGGAGTAGCTCCTGATATGGTCACATACCTACCGGGAGTGATACCATGATCTGGTCTGGTGGCCGTGGCTAACCCAGTAGTACCACTAATGACTAATCCAGCAAAAGAAACTTCGGCAAAAGGGGAAAAGGCAAAAGTATTAGTAGTATTAGAGCCACTGTTCAAGGACACGCCAGAAGCTTGACCAAAATTAGGATTGCTAACAACATAGGCAGGGCCTACCACGGCGTCCGAAAGAGTATTCCAAATCTTGTCGGCCACAGTAATAAGAGACCCGGATATGGCCGTTATCTGGGTATTTAAGGTATTATTTCCAGGAGCCGCCCCTTCAATACTTATATTCCCAAATAGGACGAGTCCATTAGTAGAATCTACAGTAATTTGAAAAGTATTGGGTAAGGCTTGGCAATGAGTTACAAACATTGTATCAACGTCTATACCTCCGGTTACGCCTGAGCGAATGCCTTTGTAGTTAGGGCCGGGTATATAGACTTTGCCATTAACATCAGTTACAAATTGTAACGTATTAGTAGTCAAAGGTACTCTGCAATATACGTCCACCATACCTCCCGTATGTACCCATATTGGTACGTTTGGAAATGGGGGTGTTACTAGACTAAGATCCCTAATCATTTCTGGGTCCCCTAGACCTTTTGAGGCTACTTCAGTTATAAGGGAAAAATTCTCCAGTAGGTTAGAGCTGATACTGGGGTTATTTATAAGATTACGAGTAGAGATACTGTCCGAAGTTCTTTTTACAAAATCTAGGTTACTCTCGGAGGAAATCGATGTCGCTGACAAATAGTTGATCTCGGCATGTAAGAAATAAGTGTCGAATGTGGTGAAATATAATAGACTACCTGAGCTTATGTCATAGCCACTACCTGGAGTTTCTGCCACCAGGTCTACATCTATGTACCAAGAATTAGAGGGTATATCAAGACTCATCTGATCTGCATTGAATGCCAGAGAACCACTTGGGTAAAAACGTAAGACGTTATCTGGGGAAAAATATGTACTCGTATTTAAGATGACATTTTTAGATACAGCAAAATATAGTCTGGCATTAATTACTGAGGCAGATCCTTGATTTCTAGTAATAAACCAATTGGACAACAGACTATCTACGATACTGGTAGAAGTGTCATTGGTTACACTGGCCAAGGTATTTTGAGAGAAATAGAAAATTAGTGCCTTATTAATTAAGGCCAGTAGAGTTGCACTAGGCCTAATTACCATATCGGTAACACCCGTACCTTGCCTCCAATCAGTGTCGGGGAACTGAGCCTGTAACACTTGCTGGCAAAATAACTCACTCTCTAAGATTTCGTTGGGAGATACTTGAAGGCCTGGTAAATAGCTGAATAGGTCAGTAGTAATAGTCATGTGTTATTTTAACTGGAAAGGGGTAGGTTAAGTTCCGGGAAAGGTATAGCCACGGAGGCGGATTCACCGGCAGCAGTAGTTATCTGAACATATACTCCCAAGGCATCCTTAAAAGTGGTTATGCCAAGAATAGATAATCTACTTAGTTGACTAGCAGGGTCACTACCCTGGGTATTTAGAATACCTTTAACCTGATTACCCGCATCGTTTATAGCATCTGTTATGGTTGCCAAGAAGACACTATCATTAGTGGTTATGTTGGCCCCTATCGTATTGGCCGAAAAAGTCGTGCCTATATTGGGCCGAACCGGATCAGAGCCTTTTGTGCTAAAAAGTATCTTAAAAAATAGCTGGGCTACTTTCTGAATACCCGTAATTTTTCTAGGGGTGTCCTCAAATTTAAAAAAAAGCTGGCCTTGTGGATAGCCCTCAGGAGTACTTACCAATAATAAATCATTGGTGGCTCCTACTGGTAGGTTCTCGGCAATGCCTATGCGTGGGTTCATGCAGATCCCCTTATAGTATTAATAAATATTCCCCTTTGATTATCAAGCTTAGAGTTTATATTATCTAGTTCAACCGCGGCAGTAGAGTAGTATTCTAGCTTGGCAGATGCTCTCATAGATATTTCTCTCATAAGGGCGTCATATTGATGTATTACATCTACTAACACCCCTCGATCTAAGTCCCCTCCAGCAAAGGCTTCTCTATTAGATTTGGTTATTATGTTATCAATATTAAACTGCTTAATTAAATCTAACAGTATAGGTGTGTCTGTTACTGGAGATAATAGGTGAGCTTTTATAGCGCTATTATATCCTTTTATAGTATCGAGTATGCTGTTTAGGTCTGTACCTAAACTGGTAGTTGTCTCAGCCATACTAGTACATGCCTATTTCTTTTTTAGTGGCGGCTACTTTGTTGGTCAACTTCATGACAAGATAATTGAGGCGACTTACATTTACCCCCAAGGCTTCTGCCAATTGAGTTGAATTCATAGTACCTCTATTATTCAGTATAAATTTTTCTTGGCTATCTAATTGAGAAAGTATATGGTCCAACAAGAACTTATTAGAATTAAACTGAGTTGCCTCAGTAGGCTTTAATGAGCCTGATTCCAGCAGGTCATCATACAGACCACCTTTAAACTTAACCACCTGTGGCCTACTCCAGCCAATTTCATCGGCAATCTCATCATCTGTCGGATCACGATTTAGATTATCAGTCAAATGACTAACTACATTTCTAAACTCAGAGAATTGTCTATGTAGATTTTCTGGAAGCCTAACTGCATTTTGATACTTATAGTTAAGTCTACGAGTCTTGGCCAGGTAGTTTACAGTATGAGTAGACAATAAGGCCCCCTTGCTAGGGTCATACGTCTGTATGGCTTTAATGGCCCATTTCTTGGCCTCCCCAGAAAGAGCAGCTTCTGGTAAAGTACCAGACTGTCTACGGACTTCCGAGTATATAATTGGATAAAGCTGCTTTACAAGTTTGCTGAGGTTAGGCTTGGATTTATCCTCAACCCATTTAAAGTAAAGCTCTTGGTCTAGATTTTTTACATCTTCTGTCATTCTGGATTAAACCCTGAGTATAATGAATAGTAACCACCCACTGCCATTACATAGCTTACCAAGTAAGTTTGTAGTTTGGCACTGAACTGTTGTTGACTAAAACAGGCCAAGGCGTCACTTGTCGAACTTAGAACCGGTGCAGCATTGGTAGGAATTAATTCAGCACCGGTTTGAACTCCGACGGCCAGACTTGAGGTAGAAATCATACCTTTATTTTAACTGGGGTCAGCATAGTCCAGGAATGGACTTTGGTTAAGATCTAGTCTTTGACTAGGGTCAGTAATAATTTTATCAATATACTTGAAGACGGTACTATTGTATACGGAGGGATGCATATCAATAAACTTTATATTTTCTCTGGCCATTATACTGTCCTTGGACTCAATTTCTCTGTATGCTAAACTTAGATTACCTTGATAGGTCAGATTGGGGTTAATTTCTCCGCCATTATGTCCCTCTACTGAAGTGGCTGATCCTCCTGGTCCGACCAAGTTGTCCCCTCCTCTTGTCAAAGGGTTGGGTAAACCGGTAGAAAAGTTCAGCAAGTCCTCTGGTCCTATGGCAGTTACGTAATTGGATAATACCCCTTTGTAGAACTGCTTGGCCTTTATCTTGCCTTCAGTGTTGGCCACCAAAGTAGGATTATCGGCCAAGCCAAGGCTGACCTCTAACCAGGGGTGAACAAAAGGTATATAGTAGTTTACCAGTTGAGAATAAGTCAGGGCTGCGGCAAAAGACACAGTAGTCTGGCAAGAGGTAGAGGTTATTGTATGGGTTATGCTAGTACATAAGCCATGGAAACTTGGCGAGGTTGGGTTTCCTGAGATAATGTCCAAGGGATACCCAGGTATTACATATGGGTTAAACGGACAATCCATTACACCAGCCCTACTTCTGGCAACATACTGAGTATAATAGTAGTCAACGGCAGAAAATAGCATTCTATGGTAGGGTTGGACATCAGAGTTTTTAACCCATGGATTTAGATTATCCTTTTCTTTGCCATACCTGGCAGTCCAGGCATTTGCCAGTCTATCAATAGAATCATAGTTGTTTTTATTTGTAGGGTCTGGCCAGCTTTCTTTACTACTACTTTGATCAGAAAACTGAGCGGCACTAAACATAGATAGCCATCTAGGTAAAACACCCACTTCTACCTTGACACCCCTGCCTTGCTCATATTTACTGAATTTACCCTTACCTTGGCCGGTAGTACTCAAAAGGTCATTTTTACCCTGAGGATCAAACCCTTTGGATATGGCTTCTCTAACAGATGCCGGAGCCCTAAAGTAAGTATTTAGTTTGGCACTATTAGTACCATCAATACTCTCATCATTTCTAAAGTCTAGTCTACTAGGAATATTGCTTTCATCACTATTTACATTTAAGGATAGATACATCCCTGGTAAGAAAATATTACAAGTTGGAGAATAATAAAAAGGTAGTTTGGGTTTTATAATAGTATCGGCGGCCCAGGTACTGACCCCATCTAGCATATTAGCAGACTCGGCTGGGCTGGCCAAAGTAATCATATCGTAGTCGATAGATTCATAGACCGCATTGAACAAAGAGAAAATATCAGTAAGTTCCCCAGTATTCTGCATGGTTTCACTAATAACTCTTATAGCCATTTCCTGTTGAATAGCTGACTCAATAAATAGTCTATATGGGTGAGGAGTGATTATTTTCCTTACCCCTCCATTGGCCGCCCCACAATCATAGTCAGTCTTAGAACCATCTATTAATGATTCTATAAACCTATGACCGGTAGTCCTTTGGAAAATCTGTAGACCTGATTCTACCAGCGGTAGATATAATTTATTAAATATATCCATAAAAGGAAGCAAGTCTTTATTAAAAGTATCCCTTTTTATTTGTTGCCAGAAATTGACCATGACCCCTGGAATACCAATAAGTCTATTTTTGAAATTCCGTAAAAATAAAGGTAGGGTAGAAGTTTTGACTGAATTAGTAGGTGTGGTCAGAGTGGCCTCTGTGGCCGGATCATTATCAGTTATACTCTCTAATGCCGCCAAAATACTCACTTGACTATTGGCCGCTCCGGGAGAAGTCCCCTGGGTGGACCTATCTGTTTGGAGATTAAATCGAGCGGTATAGTCCAATAGCATATCTCTGGTAACACTATACTTATGTATACAGGAAAACTGGATATTCTCAGTAGAAGAATTAATAGATTTCTGAAAGGAACTACTGGCAATTATACCTTTAAATAGTAGTCTCCAAGTTCCCGGCTGTCTATTGGGATCACCGGCATTGGCCCCATCGTCTATACCTCCTATGGTATCCCTATAAAAAATATGTACCTTAGGTTGATAGAAAACAGCTATATCCATTAAGGCCGGGGCTGGTGGTACAGTTATTACTGCCGTTGGTAAAGTCCCCAGCCCAGAAGATACTGACATAGAGGTAAATGGGACTTCTACTCCCTCAATAAAAAGAGCAAATTCTTGAAATACTACATCAGTATAGGATTGGTTATTATTGAATTGATGAGTAGATTGCATAGTTGTATAATAAGAACAAGGCTTTTTCCAGGTTAGAATTTATTGTACCATAATACTCAAGGGTGGTAGAGGTTATTGGAAATTTCTCTAGTTCCGTAAAAGCCTGATCCAATACTGCATCTGGTATTACTACTGTTTCGTAAAGACCTTGTCTAATAGGTAAGGGATAAGTAGGCAGCTCATGTATTCCGAAAACTGCCCCAGAATAACTCCTGGCAAAAAACCCCAATAGTCCGGAGGTACTAAGACCATAATTTTTGACGGCTATTATGTCATTTATTGGTAGTGGGGTTAAAGTAGTAAGAATATTACCTTGTATATCATATGTGTTAGAAGGCGATAAAATACCATTAATAAACAACAAAGTAGTATCTGTGGCCTCAGGGGCAAAATTCAGAGTATATGTATTGCTATGACCATTTCCGATAACTATGTCAAAAGATAATATGTATCTAGGAGGTATACTGACAATAGACCCGACTTCTGGTGTGCTCTTTTCCGGGAATGTGCCAGAGAAACACTTGGTACAGATACCATCTATAGAGGTACAAGTATTGATAGATCTTACCTGAGTAGTATAGATACCTTTTGAGTATAGGTAGTTTATCCTGGCTTTAGTCAAGGCTACACCGGTTGATACTTCTATCTCTCCAGTTAGGTCTGGGGTCAAAGGTAATACTCTACCCATAAAAGTATTACAATCTGTTTCTACAATTTTAAGATGTGGATATAGAATCATATCCCTTAGCTGAGACATTATAGGAGAGACATTTCCTATACTTTCCAGGACTCCTTCAAAGACTAGGAAATTAGAGTATTCTCTTAGACTCATAGAGAGGCCCCAGAGGAAGGTTTATAAGTGGATCCTGAGTGTAATAGTGGTATTTTGTCGGCAGTATGACTTGAGCGGAATCCGCCTCCTAATATGGCCGCCTTAGAAGAAACCCTACCGCCAGTAACTAAAGAGGCGAAGGCTTGAGATGCTGTATGTGGAATACGAGTAATGGATCCAACTGCATTCTTAACACCTATTAATGTCTGAGTAATACTATTACGGCCCTTTAATCCTATGTCAGCAATTTGTTTTATCTGGTTATCTATGGCCGTCCCAAGGGCGAAGGCTTCCTTGGAGATATTATTAATAGATTTAAGTATGGCATTAACTGGGCTGCTAAATGAGTTAATAATACTGGCAATATCCCCACCACCAGTGTTTATAAGTTTGGTTATATCAGATAGGATACCATAAACAGGAGAAAAGGATGACTCAATTATAGATGCGGCTGATGTCAAAGGGTTAGTAATAGATGAAAAGGGGTTTTTAGACAGTATACTGCCTAATCCAGTAGTAGTACTAAGTACATTACTTGCGGATCCGATATTGGCCCCAAATAAAACAGATACTTGATTACTCAGATTGGGAACCTTATTCGTGTCAAAGGTAAGCATTGGTTTGCCGATTCCAACAGCTCCAGTCCCAGCAGGCATAGGCTGAGGGACAAAACCCTTGGCTAAAAATTGAAGGACAAACCCTATATCTGTATCCCTGGCCGCATTCTGATTTGTTGACAAAGACATTATACTGCCAACAAGTTTTATATTAGGTAATAATATTTCCAATAATTCATAGTTCTTGGCCAGCTGACTACCTCTGAGGGTATTTTGGTATAAGGCTACGAATTTGGTAAACCATTCAAAGTTTATGGCATCTACCAGTACACCTGACAAATTATATACTACCGGCTGTCTACCGAAATAGTAGGCTACTTCGTTATCACCAAAAGTAGTCATAATTTGAACTTTTTCACTATATGTAACCTGAATGTCGGTCAATAAAAAGTTCTGGAAAGTAAGCCCTTCTTTTGTAAGAGAATCTATATCAGAAGAATAATCCAGCCCACCTTGGCTTGTAGGTCTATTTTTAAGATTAGGATTGACCTTAAGTCTCATGGCCGCAACTACTCCCCTGGAGTTATAATCCTTAGTCGTAGCCTGGACTACTCCGTTACTCATACGGTTACTTGCTGACCTGGGTAGGACAATTCCTAGTCTGGTATTTCCGCCATCTCTGTCTGGACTACTATCGTTATATGGTTGACTAGTCAAGAAATTATTCAGATTGGTGGAGGCAACCGGTACCTTACTAGCCTGAAGTGGAGAATCGGGTGTAAGAAAACTAGTCAGACTAGATGGTACTACAGGACTACTTGTAAAAGGAAATGTCATGATTCTATATCAAAGGAAATTACTTCTAATACTACCCCACTATTAGAAACCAGGTTTTGGCCCGTCAATCCACCAAATTGAGCGGGTATATACGACAAGTCGGTATTGCTATATCTAATGGCCTCAAAAGTAGCACCTACCTGTTGTAAGTAAACTTGGGCTGGGGTCAATGCCAAAAGTTTGGTATTAATAACTGCCTTGGCCATTTTATGGTTCCTTTAAAGTTCTGACGGCTGGGTCTTTACCCTTGCCGAAGTTTATTTTATCAAATCCTGGAAGCTTACCTCCCTCTGTTTTACTCACCCAATTATTTACTGCCTTATCAAATTTAGATACTGATCCGGCAAAGGAGATTTCAGAAATTTCTCTCTTATAAGTACTGAAGTCTATGGCCTTACTCTTATATTCGGTCAAGGCCTGGTTCATATCTCTGGCCGTCTGCATACGTTGCTCATTCAGATTGGAAGCATCGTCTGCGTCTCCTCCTTCGTAAGTGGACATTTTGTCATAGATTTTAATACCATTAAAAACTTCCTTTTCCAAGGCATCTCTACGTGCTGTACCTTTGAGCCCCATAATTCTGGCCCGGGCATCCTTATCTTTTATGGAATCCCATAGATTACCCTTACCACTTTCTAACTGATCGGCCTCGCTTTTAAAGAAAGCATATGGGTTTTTAGGATCAAACCCAAGTTCAGTCATTCTAAGACCAGCCTCAGATAATCCCTGATTAACGAAGTTTTTAGCATCCGAGTCGGCCAAGCTTCTAGCCGTGGCTATATCCAATTTATTCTTACCAGTCCTACCACTAACCGTATTAAACCTATCCACAATATCTTGGGCATCTTTGGCAGATTTAGCCCCCTTTAGGTCAGTGCGTAGAGTACCTAGCATTAAGTCTTCTGCCATACCCCTCATCATACCTTCTTTTCCTATCTTCCTGATTTCGCCTAATCTAGAGGTTAATAGGTCATTCTTGGAGCCAGCTGGGGTAGCCGTTGTAGTACCGCCCTCCATATTTATAGAGGCAGCGTTATGATAGAATTCTTCATCAGCAGAAATTTTTCCCATAGTAGACATTCTGCGAAAGGCTTCTTTCTGTAGGCTTTTATTACCAGCTGGGCCAGAATTGTCTATATAAGTCTGAGCATCCTCATCCCCCGCATCAGCCAGCTTATTTATCTCATTCGTTGGGTCTAGTCGATCAAAGGATTCTATATTTTTAAGTCTTTTAACCTTGCCTTCAACTTTTCTACTGGGGTCATACACCTGACCTTTTAGGTCGCCGTATTGAGCTCCCGACAAAGCTTTTTCTGTGTCGTCTCCAATAATTGCAGACAGGGCTCCAACAGTTCGCCCTACTCCCCTGGCTCCAGCCGCCTTAGCTCCTCTCCAAGCCCCGCTTATACCTTGAACAGCTCCATTAAGTGGGCCATAGTTAATATTCTGATTTTTCATATAAGACATGGTTTGGTCAGCACCATTCTTAGTAAGGGCAGCCATCCGGGCCTTAAGAACCTCCGGGTCTTCCTGGTTCATACGATCTATCATAACGGCCTTAGCGTTCTCTGGGCTCATACCAAGACCGTCTACCAAGGCCACCATAGCTACTTCTGGAGAAATTTTCCCATTTTTATCCCTGGACAATCCGTGATTATTATCAACATAGTCTTCGATCATCCTTTCCACACCCATAGGCCCAGCCTTGGTCATGGAACCAGTAATATCATTTTGGTGAAGAAGCATTTTACCCCGTACTCCAATAGGGTCACGAGCAGCAGCCCCTCCGAATTTTGTAACGTTGTCTATGACTGATTTCCCGGCTCCGCCATTATATAAGGCGTTATACCCAATAATGTTGGCATATGGACTCTGATAGGCATTTAATTGGCCTGTAATAGAGGATTGGGCTGCCCCTTCGGCTCCACCCATTGTGGCCAGCAAGCTTTGAGAAATTAAACCCTGACGGTTAGCTGCCATAAAGGAGGCATAAGACTTACCTGCCGCCAACTGCCCCAGGGCTGGATTTAATCCATTTGCCCCGAACATATATTGACCCTGCATACCTACGGTATTCATCATTCTCTGAGTAGAGACACCAGCAGTGGCCGCATACCCACCCATTGTGGTAGTAAACTGGCTCATGGCAGTACCTACCCCTACACCTGACCTTTGAATGGTCGCCATAAGCTCAATAGCCTCTTTATAATCAGAGGTATTGGCAAACTGCATAATGGTCTTAATCTGGGTTACAATCTGTTTTGTCTTACCGACCAAGTCCTTGGCCTTGACGTTATCGTATAGCCCGGCCCTCATAGAATTATCGGCAATGTCAGTAACTTCATCCATACTGAAGGTTTGATCACGGGCACCTATTTGACTCATCTGAGTGGACATCCTAGAGGCTGATCTACGACTCAAACCACCACCAGTTACATCATTACCATATCCACCACCAAAAGTAATACCCGCCGTATTACGTCTTAACATGTCAGCGGTCTGAAAGTTGTTTACCATTGGGTTAAAGATCATGGCATTTGCCGGGGCCAAGGCAGCCTGAGCCACCATACCGGGAAGCGCAAATTCTGCCGCGAAGCCACCTACTGCCCCCATCATTTCTCCAGCTCCGGCGGCCATACCAGCATTAGCCCCTAGACCTGACATAACACCTCTGGAAAATCCACCCAGGGCCGCCCTACCTATGGCATGACTGGGACGATTAAGGTATTTGAAGGCATAGTAGCTGGCCGTCATAGGTAAGACATAGTTCTGAGCCAAGGAGGCTGCACCCGCCATCGGTGTTTGTCCTAGTGAGCTATAATAGCCAGAAGTTTGATTGTATACGTTTCCACCAGGGCCAGGGGCAGCACTAAAAGGATTTAAGGTGGCATTTAAGGAATGGAAAAACCCAGGATTACCCGAGTTACCATACTGGGTTCCGTAGGGTCCTTGATAGCCGGGTCTATACTGGGCAGTATAACTCGGAGTCAGATAGGCTGAATTAATACCCCATGACCCAGAGTTTGTATTGACCGGGTTAAGGGGATCAGTAAAAGAGTTAAACCTAGTATCTGCCTGGGTTTTAAAGATGTCAGCCATACTTTATTTTAACCCTAGCAGACCTTTGACTACCGTTATACCTTCTGCGGTCTTAGACATTACTGGACGTAGATGTTTGAAGAAATCATATTCATGACGCATAGCCACTTCCTCATCTACTGACTTGTCTTCTATACCATAGGCCAAACTAACATAATGACTCCACAGCTTCTTAATAGAGGAGACAAAAGAATCCCCCCTACTTTGACTAATAATGTGTTGAGTCATTATCTTATTTAATATAACCTGCTTCTCTTCCTGTATAAGATCAAACTTTCTAAGGACTATATCTTGGGGGCTTCCAAGAGGTGGAGGTTTTATTCCAGAGGTATATAATTTAAGTCGGCTAATGGCCCACGACTGTTTTAAAAATTTTTCTCACCTACCTCGCAGGCTTTCATAACTTTGACAGAGAACTCCCCAAGAGAGTCTGACAAGGCAGCCACCATTGCAGCAGGGAGGCCTTCAATGAATGCCATTTTATTATCAGAAGTCATTGTGGACAAGTCTTTTTGATTATAAAAGTCAAGGCAGCGGCTCAGGTTGAGTAACGCTCTTTGTTGCTGCATGGTTTCATATAAGATATAGTTCTTGGAGTCCAGAAGGGCAGAAGTCTCTGATACATCTTTGGCAGACATTGACCTAAACGTCACCTTAAGCTTGCCCTTAATCATTACATCTTCAGTATACTTACCTTCAAACATAAGGGTATCAAAGATAGCCAATAGATCTTCTTCTTTGTACTTGGTGTTCTCTTTTACTTCTTCTTTTACTTCTTTACTCATTAAAAATCTCCTAGTTGATGTGGGTCTTGCTGATCCAGATAAGTGAAGTCGCCCTGCATTATCTGAAATCCAATATTGGCGAAGGCCGTTGACATTAACAGGTCGTCGGTCGTTCCGTCATTCTTTCTATAAACTTTTCTTCCTGACCTGGTTTCTTCATCATAACAATTAAGCCAATCTGACCAAAAAGGTGAAGACATCAGATTCCAGCTTGGAGTCTCCAACTTAGAACGGCCTAACTTGGCCTTAAATATAACGGAGTCCATAGCCATTGTCCTGTCGGCGAACATATAACCGCCAGCACGGTCCAGGGTCAATGGAACTTTGGCTGCCCCTAATTGTATCATATAAGCTTTGTCAGAACCTATAATCTGAGAAATTAATTGCCCCTGCATAACACCTACTCCACGGTCGCTACAAATAATCTGGGCGTTAAATCTACGATAAATGTCAATTACTTCCCGGACCTGTTTCTGTACATCTTTTTCATCTATTCTTTTGGCATACATTACGTACAGCTTACCGGTACTATCAAACCCGGCAACAGTAATTGTCGTATGGCTAACTTTACTACCTACCAAAGACCAGTCTACCCCTACTGCAATTGCAACTATACCACGAGAGTCCATCGCCCAGCAAGTATCAAATTCAGAGACTTCTGGGTTACAGCACTCCATCGCCTCTTTCTGAGAAAGAATACGGCCAGCACTGCCACTGGCAATACCAAAGACTTCATTGTCTAGCTTGCTGGTAGAATACTCTGTTATGGCATGTTGTAGTTCCCCCCACTTTTTAGGGTTGGCCCTAGACTCCAGCATAAACCTTGGTATATGCATAGACACATGTACTTTGTTTTGGTCTGGTCTGGCCGAGATCCATCCTCCGGAGGTTACGTCTAATAGGTTAGAGCATTTAATACAAATAGGTCCTACTAGTCCACTACAGATGGCTACACAATTGTCATGGTCCCAGGGAATGTTCCAGTGATTACAATGATTACATTTAACACACCACTCACTACCCGACCCCTTTTTGAACAGTACCTCTAAGGTATTCTGTTCTGACTTAGGAGTACCATAGTGCCTCTTAAGGGCATAGTCTGAGGCCGACAAAGATTCATATAGGATAGGCAAGGCTTCGGCTTGGACGTCTTGAACTTCATCTACGGAAAGGGCATCTCCGGCCACCCCTCGAACTCGGTCGGCGTCTACCTCGGACTCGGCATAAGACAAGAACATTATAGAACCATTATTCAATGTCTTTTCAAAGACATTTTTCTTCGAACTGGTATCCCTATAGTATTTCTTGACCAGAGGGGAATTCAGGAAAGGGTCTAGGTAAGTAGTTGAAAACCGTGAGGCCTGGACTGACAATGGGGCAATATACAGAGAGGTGAAATAAGGCCTTGATATACACTTAAGGGCTTTGATGGCCCCAATGGATAGAGTCTTACCAACCTGTCTGGAACACTTGACCGTCATCAGAGGTGGGTCAAAGTCATATATTTCAGTAAATGGTTTATAGCCGTCCAGGGAAAAGGGTTTCCCCTTAAAGGACAATATTGCCCTGCCCAGCTGCGAAGTAGTTAACTTCACTTTCTTTTGTGTCATGCCGTATTTTAACATAGGCCTTTTGAATTAGATATTTTTGAATTTCATGGTATAAGCAATTTAGAGGAAAGATATTTAGTCTTTCTTCTTTTTTACTTAACCCTATAGGAAATTAAAAACATGGCAACAACTACCGTAAACATTGCAACGACCGGCGAATCATATTCTCTTCCAGGTGATCACTATACTGTAGACGACATCGTCCGCAACCTGAAGGGTGGTGTGCCCGGCATGGCCTCTATGGATGCAAGTCAAGAGACTGACTCCGATGGTAATGTGGAATTCACCTTCCGCGCAAAAACGGGTACCAAAGGCTAAAAAAAACTTTTTTAGTTTAAGGACATTGACCTCTGGCCAGGTCAATGTTTTTTTTAGTTTTCCAGGGGTTAAGAATTGATATACGAAACAATACCACTTAAAAGAAAACGGGCAGTAGATGTCCTTTCAAGTAGATTACAATCAGCACTTATATCGGAGTCTCTTGTTAAATTTACCTTTAGTAGACTACTGGAATTAAAGGCTGTGACTAGAAACTTTAAATCCTTCTATGGGTTCTCGGCAGACCAAAGGTATACATTATCGGGGTGGAGTGATCCATTTTATTCCCTACTTAAAATAGCTGGGTCACAGGCCTTAAAGTCGTACCAAGGGGCTTTTACTTATATACCTTTCCCACATAGGCCTAATGTAATTATTTCTCCTCCTAATATTAATCGGGGAGTACCACTAAAGATACAGTTTTTAGGTAGAATGTCGCCCAAAGGATCTGAGACTATGGTTAGGTATCTTGCTAAGTTGGTAAAAGCATCTACTACTTTGGGGATAACGCTAACAGCAAGTATTGTAAATGCCGAGTATGTTAATACTCAGAGTATATCAGTACTGATGAAACCATTAAACCCTAACCGTTCATTCACCCCATATAGATATGTGTGGTATTTTCCAGAGGTTATAAAAGCTATGCAAAATATCCTAAGAATTAGAATGCGTTATAACCCGGTAGATACACAATGAATATAGGTAACCTAAAGAAGGGATTTGTTGATTCAGAAGATCTATACTCTAAAGGTCTGGCCTTGATGGAAAACTTATCACAAACGATAACCTCCCTTGAAATACTAAATCAACTAATAGACTTTGAAATTGGGGATTTTACAATAGGTAGAAGTAATCTAGGCGTTATTAATAACCGCCTAAAAATGGTTAACATCTTCATAGAAGGGGATTTTGTATGACTGAAGAAAATATTAGCGAGCCATATATAAATATAAAAATGTATACAGATTGTGTCGAAGTGGACACCGGTAATAGTCTCAGTACCAGTAGCAAGATAATTTCTATTAATGACTTTTTAAAAACAGTATCTAAGGAAGTAGCTCAACCAAATTCTGAAGAAGCTTTTAGTCTACCACCAAACTGTATACGATTTTCCAGGACAACTCAAGGTATAAAATTAAGTACCTACTTCCCTGCAAAAAAACAAGACCTTAAATACAAAAAGAGCTACGACCCCGAGACCATTTATAAAGTTGCGGCTCCAAACATTATATTATCCTTTACCTTAGATATTAAACCAGATAACTCATATTACCTAAAGGATATCAGATATTTTTGTACTGATCTTGGAGCCGAGTCAGTAGAGCTGCTAGAACAAGTACCTACAGAAAAAGATCATCTAAAACATATTTGGATACTCCCATTTTCTAATATATATAATGATGGTCATATGTGCTACGGAGGCAATACTACTCCTAGAGTATTTTCCAAAAACTTAAAAGGTCTTCACTATTATTACACCATGTTGTTTGATACTCCCTTCAACGATGACCTATCCATTAATGATACTACCTTCAGAGGCAATGTTTCCTCCTGGTATAAAATCCTAGAAGATGCCGAAACCTTTCCGTACTATATGCTACGGGATAGTCCACATCTAGCTCCAACTCCTGTGGCGAATGACCTGAGTGAAATATTGCCAACTTTACACCAATTAGCATGACGAGGACTTAAAAATGAAAATTCTTGTACCATATGTCTCCTGTGTTTGTTCAGAAGATGAATTCAAAGATGTAGTCGGATCCTATTCAACCATCTATGTAACGACTTCTGATGGGTTTCTAAAACATCAAAACCTGGTAGGTGGTCGTAGTGTCCGCCTGAAAATCCCAAGCCTACCGGCAGAAGCAGTTGGTGACGGAGACAAATTAAAAGAGGAACTGAACTTCTTACCAGATGGCAAAATCCCAAAGTCTATTCTCCATCAAATCACCAAGTTTTTTAAAGAAGTAATTACTCATAAGAAGGCTGAATATGAAGCCCACTGTTTTGTCTTATGGACAAAAGAAAAGGGGTATCATGTCTCGGTCCCGAAACAGACGGTATCAAAGGCGGCAGTATCTTTTTCGTATGATGCAAGCACTCTACCATCAGGCAGTATTATTGTCTTAGACATGCACTCCCATAATACAATGAGTAGCTTCTTTAGTGGTACAGACAATAATAATGATAAAGGCTGTATCTATTATTCAGGAGTAATTGGTAATCTGGACAAGGAGCCTACCATGGTGTTCCGGTTCAACTTCCGTGAACTTAACTATCCAGTACAAGTTGATGAGATCTTTGAGATACCCTCTTTGGACATAGTACAAATCGATCCTACCTGGCTAGATCAAATTTCTGTTCCGGAGCCACATAATTATCCCCCCAAATACGGACAGATCACTCCTTTTTATGACCAGGAAAGCTCTAAGCTGTATGGCTTTCAAGAGGATGATTATATTATCCCTCCCGTAGATTTTGATAATGGTGGTAGACGTAGACGACTGGAAGACATTGATCCCGTAGGACTAGGGGATGATGACTATGAATATATAATCGGAGATGCCCTTGATTTTGTAATGGACAATCATCACAATGATGAAAATCTAAAACTTATTATTAATGAAGCCTATCAGAATCTGACAGAAAATGGCAGAAGACACTATGCGACCAACGGATTTATAGGATAAATAAGAAATGATATATAACACTTCAAGCCTATTTCCTAACAAAGTATACATACATGGATGTGGTGGAACTGGTTCTAGACTGGTTCCATTGGTGGCTCAGTTTCTTAAAAGTCTGCCACATGTAATTAATCCGGAGATTGTCCTTTTTGATTTTGACACTGTAGAGGCTAAAAATTTAAGTAGACAAAATTTTGTGACTTCTGACGTCGGTAAATATAAGTCAGAGGTATTAGCTGCTCGGTATGCCAAAGCCTATGATATTAATATTAAGGCAGAGACTACCTCAATTACAGATTCACAGTCTAATACTATGGAGTATGGTGAAGTAGCATTACACATACTATGTGTAGACTCGGTATCCTCTAGGAAAGATATTCAGGCATGGATTTCCGCCAATTCAGTGGTAGGCATAATCATAGATACTGGTAATGGAGATAATTATGGCCAGGTAAAAGTAATGGGGACTAGTAGTCCAAGTGCATGTCAAGCCTCTGGAGAAATCTTGGAAAAACTTATAAGTAATAAGAGTGTCCCCTTTAGTGTTAGAGTACCTTCTCTGTATATGGATGTAGACTATTTTAATCAGATGGTTGAGACTACTTCTACGGCCAGCTGCGCTGACCTGGATCAGACTATGGCTATTAATGTTTTGGTTGCGGCCACGGCTTTTTCTGTGGTACAAAATATCTACTATGCCAAAGATATTGATTACCACAGAATTGACATCGGGTTAGACTCTGGGTGTATTTATAGGCATACAGATTTTAAATACTTGAGAGAATTAGTAAGTCAAGACTCCTGGCAGAGCGGTTATACCCTTCCCGGATCAAATATTGATACTCTGATGAAAATAGCTTCTATAGAATTTGATAAGGCTATTTTGTTGGCGGCCTAAGAAAAAATCCCTAATCCCGGAAAATACTTTCGGGATTTTTTTAGCCTAGACGCTCTCTGGAAGAGGAGTCTGCTGTGTCAATTATTTTAAATGTACCGAGAATAGAACTATCTTGTCTTATAATAGACATTACTCCGGTTACTTTATTCCAAGTCCAACTGCCTATGGCCTCATCTTCTATATTTCTAAGGAAGCTATAGACATCACGGGTTACAACATTGAACCTAGTTTGAATGGCTCCTTGAATGTACACGGTATAGGCACCAGAAGCATTGGAGTTAAAAGACATAGAATATAACCCATTGCTCAAGTCCCTAAAAGTTACTGTTTCAGGTGTCAGGACACCATCTACAAAAATTCTAAGATCTGGGAAACTAGTAAGACCTGAAATTAATCCTTGACTGGGAAATACTATGGTAATGGGTTGACCTAACATGTATTCCATTATTTTTGCTCATCCATCATATGTTTAGAGTAGGCCTTAATTGCCAAGTCCCGGTTTGAAACATCTGTCTTATCTTGTGTCTCCGGAAAGTTGGTTATCCAACCCAAGGGTACCCCAGAGAGTTGGCTTGGTATGTGGGAAAATCCATCTTGGACCAAAATGTTGGCCAAGGTTTTTTTTACCCCAAGAGAAAAGTCAGAGACTTTAACCGGTTCGTCAATAAGTTCATTGACCTGGTCAATGGCATATATTGCCTCCAAGGTAGAGGGGACGGGCAGGAAATCGAAGTCGGCCACATTATTATTAATAACCTCTACACCATGTAGAAATACCATAGGATCTTCAAAAAATAGGTCGGGGTCATGAGCCAATACCCTTAACAAAGAGATTTTGTCTCTGGCCAAAGGGTCTAGGACAACATCCAAGGTAAGAGAAATGGTTTCCGTCTCAAGGTTTTCCCAAAGACCCTCACCAAATATACGGTCCAGGTTATCTCTAATATCCTTTAAGGAGGCTAATCCAAGGTCAGACATTTAATACCTTTACCAAGACTGTCTGTAAATCTTTAGGTAGGGACTCGATAAGATACTTATTATTGACGGGGTCGTCATTCATACCTTCTGAGACAGAACTACCCAAGACTTGACCAATACGCTCTTTGCCAAATTTGGCAATAGTCTCGTATGGAATTTCTTTGTTTAAAAGCTTAATCTTTAATACTGACTTAAAGGCAGCTTCTTTTGTAATAAGGGCCTCTTTATAGAAGTTGAACCCAATAAGGTCTAGGCCTGCTCGTTTATCCAACTGGGTCACAGTCCGGCAGACTTGTCTAATTTGACTCTGGTCGTCTTCTCTTACATTGTCCAAAACCATACGGGCAATTTTGACAAAGTCTTGATCTTTGGTCTGATAGAAGCGGTTGGCTAAGGTCTTTACTGCGGCCTCTTTATTTAACCAACCCTTTACGGCATATAAGTCTACCATAGGATTATTATATAGGTTTAAATCCTGGTCAACAATTGCTTCGGCCAAAGAGGCTATTTTTTCTAAGCCCAAAGGATTGCCAACGCTGTCTTCAAATTCAATAATTAATTCATCGGCCTTTTGACTGGCCGTCTTTTCAAGCGATGGATTAAACTTTCTAGACATCGTGTCCAGTCTGTCTCTTACTTGATACAAAGAGGCTGCCTTGATAATCTTAGATTTAGTCTCTGGGGCAATATTTAGATTGGCCACCTTGGTCAAGTAATTCATACGTAGGTAGGAGGCGCAGACCGAGTCCTTATTATTTGTAGGGAACTCTTCTTCTATAGAAGCCTGTTTTACTAGTTCGGAGGCTTCTGGGATCAGTGTAAGGATCTCCTTTAAATTGTGTGCTAACATCCTATATTTACCTTATTAATGAGGTTCATCCTCTATGTATCTCGCCATGTAATACATTGTTCATCAAACTCAGTTGAGAAATAATAGGGTTTGAATTTACTGATTCTGGATTTAGTTTTCCAGTTGTATAATTGATACCAAGTACCGTCTCTGGGGAATTATTGGCCACCATATTGCTAAATCTTTGGTCATCCATTCTTTTCATTTGCGAAAAGACTAAACTTTTAATAATACCTAGACTTGCCCCGATTCCAGCGGCATATGCAAGGTTAGTTGAATTAAACCCTTTTGGGCCTCTTACTAATGGACTCAGCAGTTTTGTCTTCTGACTGAGGCCAGATATGCCAGCAGACAGGACGGCTCCCGACAGCCCAGATTTAAGTGCCTGTATGGCTGTATTGGCGGCAGAGGTTTCTGGATTAGACCTCAAGGCCAAGCTATATTGCTTAATTACTTCTATTTTTGATGCCAGGGGCAGGTGTAGAAAAATAGGGTTATCCATTATTTTTCTAGGGTTCACTCCCTGATTTTTATAGGCCTGGATAATCTGCTCAATTATTTTTGATTCTAATTCTGTCATAGGACTATTTTAGCTCGGTATGGTATCAACTTCACCATCGGCATCCCCATTGAATACAGGGGAAGCAAGTCGGTTTACCTTAAGGCCGAAGGTCTTGACCTGAATAAGTTTACCAATCCAGGCTGGTTTGTTTTTCCATATTTCTTTACGAAGATCATGACTTAGACCAGTGCCTACCGAGGCTACTTCTCTACCAGTAGAGTCCGATACAATCAAGGCCCCGGCTGATTCTTTTGGCCGCGTGTCTTGACCTACCTCCTGAGTGATTCCAGTCACTACCAAGTTATAAGTCTGACAGTGCTTTATTTTTATCCTAGGGTTATTAGTCTCGGGGGCGGTCATTGAGGTAATGATTACACCCTCTCTACCTTCACTGCGAGTAGAGTCAATAAGGTCAGCAATTCTACTGGGATTAGTTTCTACTGGTATAGCATATAATACATTTGGTTTATTATACTGGGTTTCCAGGGATTTCAAATATGAGATCTTCTGACCATAAGTAGGAAGGGCGGGGTGTATTACATCTAATAAGACTGCCCTAATTGGGCCTGTGGCAACTTGGGTGGCCATTGCCCTATCTGGTAGACTATTTAAAATTCCAGAGGCCTGAGGATGGGATTCTGGACCTGGGTGGTGGCCAGTATGGATAAGCTCGACCGAAAATACGTTTCCTCTAAAGTCTTCTGGGTAAGGACCAGACAGGTGAGGTAGGCTTGCCTGTCTTTCTGGGTAATTACCCTTAACCCCTTTACGACGACTGATAAACTTGGCTTCTCCATGGTTGTCTATTGCCAAAAAATAATGACCACCGTCCAGTTTGACCGATGCCGCCGGATTTTCCAAAGAGGTCCAGTCTTGTCCTTGTTTGTATTTGGCCCTAGTAAACATTAGAAGGAGTCTCCCATAGGGCTACCAGTTATTGCAGTTCCGGTACCACCACCTATTACTTCAACAGTATCCCCTACCTTGATCAAAGGCAGTCCTTCTACGGTGCTATAAGGAGATCCAGTTATTGCTATAAAAGTATGATTACAATCAGTAATACCAGAGTCCCCAAGTCTGACTACCCCTATGTTGTCAGCAAAAACCACTTGACTTCCAGTAGTCCAAGTCCCGGTAAAACTTCTTGGGTGTCCAGTGGTACTTACTAGACATGTGCCGGTTACAATATCACCTATTCTACAAATTGAATTCATAGTCACCTATCATATAGTTTATTCATCTGATCTGACAGACTTTGTTTGTGGGCTGCATTATGCATCATATAGGTATCAATACTATTACTCCTAGACTTGCCAAGGATTCCATCGGGGAAGACTGAGTTATATCTTTCAATTTCTACTACCCGATCTTTCTCTGGTAAATCTTTATGAGAATCATATCTAATAGATCTACCCATTACCTGTTTAATCTTAGACTCATTCCAGTGATTTTCCAGGATCTGAAGCTTCCTGGTTTTTAAAAGGTTAAGTCCTTCGGCACCAGAACTAGAAATCAATAAGACCGGTACCTTGCCAGTATTATACTCTTCTTCCATTGCGCTTTTTTGATTTTTGTTCAAAGAACCGGTAAATATATTATGTGGTATCTTTCTTTTGGTCAATTCTCTTGAGTAGTCATTAAGGCCAGCCTCCAGGAAATTGGAGTAGACCACTCCACGGAATTCCTTGTTTGTCCGGTAGTCTTTTTCCAGACTATCTACTGCGGCCTTAATCTTGGGAGTAGGATCTTCGTAATTAGGCAGGTACTTCCTGGTAGAATTAGAGATTTGTCTAATGTTAGAACTAAAGGCCTGTATCTGGGCAGAGTCTTTTTTATCTAAAGGCATACCAGCCCGGATTTTAATCTTGAGGTGCCAAGGTAGACTATCTTCCGAATACTTATAAAGACGGTGCTGAAGGGCACTCATCTTGACGTCTATGACCTTCTCTTCTTTGCGGGCAAAATGCTTGGCCGACTCTGGGTCTTCGCTGCTGTTGTAGTAGTCAGAATATTTATTGACCACTGAGGCCAGCTCTTTTTTATTTTTAATATTGGAGACTTCTTTTGGCGGGGCACCAAAGATACGTTGTAGAATAGGGGCCGAGACCATCTTTTTATCAACATACCTTTCGTCAAAGGCTTGCTTTCCCTCAGGCATAACCTTGCTACCAGCGGCCAAGTTTACCATGGCCCCGATATCAGAAACATTATTGTAGTCAGGAGTGGCCGAGGCCAACAGTCTTTTGTCAGAGTCTTTAAAAAGCTCAGAAATAACGGAGTGTCTTTTGGTTCCTATATTGCGGAGCTTCTGGGCTTCATCAGCAATAGCCAAGGCATACTTATTTTTTGAAAGCTTGTCAGAGTCAATGACGGCCTTTTCATAAGACAGTACATCCAATCTGTCCCGGTCTAGCTTAATATTGTGTTTTAAGATCTCTTTGTCGACGTTATTAGTCAGACTGGCCGGGGCCACTAGTAAGGCCCTTTTGTTGGGATTGGCCTCTAAAGCTCTCTGGGCGGCAACTAAAAAGACTCTAGTTTTACCACTACCAGTAGAATGGTTGAGAATTACTCCGCCTGTGTCATCCATCTTCTTCAAGGCTTTTTCCTGTCTAGGAGAAAGGTCGGCAGCAGCCTTGTCTAAACCCATTACTTTAGCGGGAATTTTAAAGGTGTCAGCAGCCCTCAGACTTTTAAATTTCAAGGCTCCAGCCTTTAAGACTGAAGGCTTTAAGGGATGAGTAAGACCCATTAAGTCCAAGGCTATTTTTTCTAGGTACTTATTCATAGCTGGAAACAATATCTCCACAAATACCAGACCGGACAACATCAGCAGCCGTAAAGGTAACTACCTTAACCTGAGGAATCCAGCCAATCTTTTCTATGGCATCATTTAATCCTGACTTGCCAGTCAGATCCCTTTGGCTTGAGTCACCAGTAATAATCATTTTGCAGTTTTCTCCGATACGAGTAAGTATTAGTTTCATCTGTCCGGGAGTAATATTCTGAGCTTCATCCACAAGGACGACACAATCCTTAAAAGTCCTACCTCTAAGGAAGGCAATCGGGGCACCTTCAATCTTACCAACCTTAAGCATATAATCTGTCTGGCTCTTGCCCAGCCGTTCGTATAGGATTTCCTTAATTGGGAAAATATAAGGGGCATACTTCTCTTCCAATTCCCCGGGTATAAATCCAAGGTCCTCCTGGGCCCCTACTGCTGGTCGAATGATCAGTAACTTGCTGAATTCCCCGTTACGAATCATATCGGCAGCCATGGAGGCTGCAATAAAGCTTTTACCAGACCCGGCAGAGCCGGTACCAAAGATTACCTTACCCGTCTTGATTGCTTTGATGTATCTATCCTGGTTTGCCGTCTTAGGTCTTATCGGTTCAGGCTCTCTATGATATGCCTGTTCTGGTAGTGAATAGGGTGACTCTCTCAAGGAGGTTTTTGGTCTTCTGGATTTACGCATAGTGAGATAGCTTCTCTAAGTATTTATTAGGCATATTTTTAAACAGCCAGGCCGTTTCTCCGTAGGCTGGTATCTTCTTCAACAAAAATCTAGACCCATCTTTGACATTCAAAGTATAAGTATCCTTACCGTGGTCTTCCATAGTAGCCTTTCTTACAAACTGGAGCTCTGTAGTACCAGCTCCGTAGTTACCCTTGGGAATTACCAGATTCTCTGTAAGAGCATAAGAGGCAGTATGAACCGGTTGTTCCCATAAGACAATGGATTTCCCTGGGTCGGGCATTTCTTTTTTAGTGGCCCAAGACAAGGCCTTGTCACCAATTACAATTCGGTAGTCGTAGTGTCTACCGGCCCTGTCGGCCTGGTGAAGTTGTCGGGTAAGCAATACATCAGTCATTGCATTATTTTAGTCTATGACAAATTACTGACAAAACTCCAAAAGTCTGTCAGAGGCATTTTGTCAGTTTGTCAATTTTTGGATTTTATTGACAAAATGGACAAATTAAAAAAGTTAATTAAAACAAAGAGTTATCTATACTTTGTCAGTTATTGACAAATGGGAAAATAGTTTTGTCAGTTGGATTTCTTTTTAAAATCAAGCACTTAACCCCATTATTGACAAACTGACAAAACTTTTCGTGAAAATGGCACATCTTTTCTGTCTACAGCATAAAATTATTTGCCAACCTCTATAAAAGGAAAAGCCTGGGTCTCTACAAAAAAGAGCTAACCCCTTGTTCTATATATATATATTATATTATATTATATTATATATATATATAGAGGTTGTCATACTTTCGTTCTAATAGAGCTTTTTATATAGAGGTGGGGGCATTTTTTTCAAGAAAGTTTGTCAGTTTGTCAGTTGGGAAGGTAAGTACTTGATTTCAAACGAAAAGTTTGGAAAAGGGCTTTGACAAACCTAAAAAGGGGTACCTAGACATTTCAAGTTTTTTTGGTATAAGCATTTTGAGGACGTTATGCTAGCCAAACTCGTACCTCTTTTTTTTCAACTCTAAGGAATATTATATGTGGGTCTTTTTACAGTCAGTTTATTCATCTTTCAAAGTAATCATTCAAATAGCTTCTCTAATAGCTCAAATCTGTACATTTGGTGCTGGCCTCTTAGAAAAGCTTTTTGAAGACCGTAAGGTAGCAGTATGAAAAACCTAGTACTAGACTTAGAAACAATGGGCACTGGCCCGAATGCTGCAATCACTGCAATCGGAGCAATAGAGGTAGACCTGAAGAATTTTACCATAGGAATGGATTTTTATAGGAAGGTTAGCCTGATTAGTTCCGTAGAGTGTGGTGGAACAATGGATGCAGACACTGTTCTTTGGTGGTTAGAACAGTCCGATGCCGCTAGGGCGGAATTCAAGCATGGAGTAAGCCTGCCTGATGCCTTGGCCGATTTCTCTGAGTTTTTCTTCTCTTATAGCTCCAGCTCAGAGATTAAAGTTTGGGGTAATGGGTCTGATTTTGATAATGTAATTTTGGCCAATGCCTACACTAGTATTAATTACTCTGTACCTTGGTCTTTTAGAAACAACAGATGCTATCGCACGGTCTTGGCTGAGTTTAAAGATTCCAACCTGGCCAGAGGTTGGATACATACAAGACCAATGTTAGCCCATCATGCCGGGTCAGATGCTCGTGCCCAGGCAGAGAATTTAATATCAATATATAAACTTAGAGGATAGTCTTATGACGGTTGAAACGGCCATCCATCCGAAAGGATATAAAGGTCAAAGCCCAGATCTTGTATACAAAAAGAATACTTTCGCCATTTTTAATCAGCAGGATGAGGCCTGGGATTATTTCCGAGTAGTTATAGGGGTAGAGTCTAGATTATTTGTTCATTTAGATATGACCCCCTCTGTTCTTAAAAATGGTTTTTTATCTTATAACAAAAAACTATACCCAGCCTCTGGATTACAATTACTTAAAAGGAAAGTTTATGTCGGATCAAATGCAGTTACCTCCACCCCCGTTCGTGCGACCAGAGACAAACCTGGAATTATCTCAGATATTGGAAGTGGGGAATGCTCGGAGGCTGACTTGGCTTGGTCTGAACAAATTAGAACATTACAGCTTCTTTCGGATTCCTAAAAGATCTGGAGGCTTTAGGAATATCTACAATCCTTCTGGGCAAATGAGATTAGTTCAATATAGACTACTTAGCAGAGTCTTGAGTACTTATGATATACCTGGATATATTCATGCTTTTGAAAAGGCCAGATCTATACCTAAGATGGCTCAGAGTCATGTGGGCAAAAGCGTAGTAGTAAGCGTCGATCTTAATGACTTCTTTACCAGTATACATCAAGACCATTTGATGAAAATCTTTACTGATGATGGATTTGGTCCTAAACCAGCAAGACTGATTTCTGAACTTTGTACTTATAAATTCTTTGTCCCACAAGGAGCCATTACAAGCCCTAAGATTAGTAACCTGGTAATAGCTAAGACTTTTGGCCCCATCTTAGAATCGTACTGTAGAGAAAGAGATCTTACCTTGACGATCTATGCCGATGACATTACTATTTCCTCCACTGGGAGAATGGAAATAGGCGAGGTCTTGGCTTTTATTAAACAGACCTTGACCACTTTTGGCTTTAAGATTAATAATGCCAAAACCAAGGTTATGACCAAAAAGAATCGACACTATGTATGTGGGGTAGTAGTAAATCAGAAAACTAATCTGATCAGACATGAGCGTAAAAAGCTTCGGGCCATGGTTCACAACGTAAGTCTTTATGGACTTGAACCTGAGGCGGTCAAGAATAGTATGACCTCTGGAGAGTTTAAAAACTACCTAACGGGAAGGTTGGGGTGGTTTAACCAATTGAATCCGCAGGGAGCAGAGCCCTTATTTGATAAGTTGAAGGACGCACTTAACCCAGAAATAGTAGAGTTACCAGAGTTTTAAACATAGACCTTGGTTTTTGGTATAAGTAAGGAGAATGCAGTGAAATTTGGGACCTATGCCGAAGCACGGACGGCAGGATTTAATGAGCGGCAGGCAGGAATGATTGCCAGGTTTGGTGTTGAACTAAAAAGTGAGATGCTGGGTTCAGCGCCAGCCCCGAGTAATACGTTTAGATTCTTCAGGGCGTGGGTTACATACACGATTGATCTTGCGATTGCCGTTGCCGCGTGGACTTTTGGGTTTGGCCTTGAAGTTAAAAGCTGGGTAGCATTAATCGGGTTGGGAATTGTGTCTCGGTTTTTCTTTTATGTATTACAGAATGCATTCATGCGGGATGATATTCAGGCCTACCGGAGACGAGAGTGAATAGTAAAGACAAGGTATTAATTCTCTACCCTCAGGCCAGCATAGAGCATGAAAGCACTGGTGAATGGAGTGTATGGTACATAAGCCCCGACCAAAAAAAATGGCTTAACGAGAGGTATTGGCCAGAAAGATTCTCCCGTAGACTATTAGGACTTGGCAGAACTGAGGATGAAGCATGGGCTAATGCGGCGCGGGAAATCTAGAAAATTGTAAAGGCTAATCCGTGATACGCAACAAGCATTAACTCAGAGGATGGCGGATTTTCGCCCGTCACCTAGAATGATTTGTATACCTTTTAACTGGAGATAAAGATGGACGATAAAACAACAGCGCTGATTGAGAAACTGGCCGAGAAGCTTGGAACAACAGCACAGCATTTGTGGGATGTTTTGCTGCACCAAGCGCCTATAAGTGGTGGCATTGATTTAGTTACGGACATCGTGATGGTGATATTGGCAATTGTCTTGATGCGGTTTGTTAAAGATAAAACCACAAAACCAGCTAAGACTGAATATAATAAATACCCAGAAGCTGAATGGGAACACGAAGGCGCAGTTTTGGCATGGATTGCAACAGCTGTTTATTTTATTACCACTCAGGTGGTAGTGATTGGATCAGCGCAGGGGATTGTGGCGGCGTTTTTCAACCCAGAATACTGGGCACTGTCTCATATTTTGGGCAAGGTATAACGCCTGGAATGATTTGTTAGGCACGGTGTTAAATAGGAGAGAGTTATGCAAATTTGCCCTAACTGTAAAAGCACAAGAATTGGACGCCTTAGCATCAATCATAATTATGGAGGGAGCGGTTATTGGGGTGCAGAAAACGGGAAAGACGCAGGGTATACCGAGCAAGACGTTAAAAGCTTTGAGGATAACGAGCGGCCAGATATTGAATGTTGCGTGTGCTGCGTATGTTCAACTTGTTTTACACCAAGTGACGCAATGCAAGACAAGAACGGAACTGAAATCAAGGCAGGGGACACATTGTTTAATTCACATGACCGTGACCAATACCACACTGTTTTGCAGGGCGACGATGGCAAATTGTACTTGGGGGACTTCGATTCCCCGCTTGAAAGATACGCTCCACAGACTTGGTGGGAGGTGATGCCTAACGCAAAGTTGAGCGCCGGGGAACGGCGCGAGGAGAAACCATGAACGAAGCTGAAAAAGAAGCCGCGCCGTTGCCCGTGCGCTCGAACGCCGGGTTAGCTGCCGTTCACGAGTGGATATCCTACCTGAAAGCAACTAGCAACTATGAGTCATACGATGCTATGTGCGATTGTCACCGATGCAACCGCATAAGAGCTAATTATGAAAACTGGAAGGCGCCTAACGCAGATTATACACCAAGTGACGCATAACGTAGAGTTAATCGGATACGCGCTTTTGCGGAGTCCGGGTTTAACGTAGGGTTAGGCATAACTTTGAAGGAGATAAAGATGATTTTAATACTTGTAGCAATTATTGCAGCTAGCGTTATTGCAGTAGCACTGATGTGGTACAGCAGAGAAACCTATGACGGCATAGGCACTATGGCTGGGGTGCTCGGATTCCTTTTGGCGATTACCGCCGGGTTGGCTGCCGTGGCATATACCTTTGCTGGGCGGTCTTGGTTTGCTGCCGAGTACAAGGCTCAGATTATAAACAGAGAATATGGCACTAAGTACACCCAGGCCGAGGTTTTTTGGGCAAGCGATGTGATCGAAACAGTCCGCCAGCTTGACCGTAAACGGATCGAACTCAACGGCGACATCATGCGTGAAGATGATGGACGCTAACGTAGGGGGTAAAGGGCTGGCCGCCGCCTGCAACGACTTGTTAGGTGCGGCGGCAACTACAGAGAAAGGTGGCGACAAATGAAAGGCGAGCAGCTTTCCAGAATGCTTGTGCTGGCGACAAACCGACATGACGGCCAGTTTGACAAGGGTGGAAACCCGTACATCCTGCACCCGCTGAAGGTGATGCATTACTTGAAGACCGACGACGAGGAACTGATGTGTATTGCCCTTGGGCACGACCTTGTGGAAGACACATTTAAGCGTGTAGAGGATGGCGTCGGAACGCTGCGCTACAACGGTTTTTCCGAGCGCGTAATTGCCGGCATCGTGGCGCTCACCAAGGTTGATGGCGAGGCATACGACGACTACAAGGCACGAGTAAAAGCAAATCCTGACGCAGTGATGGTGAAGATGGCAGACCTGCGCCACAACAGCGACATTCGCCGACTAAAGGGCGTGCGCCCGAAGGACGTCGAGCGGATTGCCGAGTATCACCGTTTTTATCTGGAGCTTCAGCATTTGGAAGCACCTAACGCGGGTTAGGTATAACTTTGAAAGAGAAAAATGTTTGGAATACTTAGAAATTTGACAAAGGCAGCAGTTGCCGTGGCATTAACACCAGTCGCACTCGTAGTTGATATATTGACATTATTCGCAAGTGCTGACCATGAGGATGACCACCCATTCGGACGCACTGGCGACTTACTTAATGCGGCTGGAAAGAGCGTTAACAAGGCCATAGATAGTGACATAACGTAGAAGGTAAGGGGCTGGCCGCAACAACAGGAGATAAGCAATGAGTGAAACACAAGAAACAACCGAAGCCGCTGACGGCCAGTCCCGCTTGACCAAAGTGTTAGCCACTAGACGTGCCGCAGCTACGCACCTAAGGAAAGTAGGTGGGACGCTATTCCAGTTAAGCAAGCCGGACGATAATTATCCAGATCTAGCGTGGTGGTTTAACGAAGGGTCTGGAATGTGGCAAATCTCAGACTACACGAATAAAGAGGTTTACCACGGATCTCAGTTTGAGGTGGCTAACGCTGAATTGAGGGGCGCGACTGATGAACTCAAACAATAATGAAACTGCTGAAGGAGCGTCCCTCTCGAATGTAGGGTTAGGCCAGAAGCAATCGTTGGCGGCAAAAGTTGGGTACACGCCGATGCTTTGTTGGCTTGGTTTGCACCGATGGTCGGTCACATGTGGAATGTTAGACCTGCAACCAGACAGCGACGGGTTGAAGTGGGCTACCACAGGCTATTTGTGCATACGGTGCGGAGCATCGAAGGACGTTACCACCGTGGCAGAGTGGCCTAACCCGTGATATGCACCAGATACCGAGAAAATGGTTTAGCCTCCTACCCTTGAAGTGAGGCACTTTAAAAGGATGAATAGACTATGTTTGGATTACTTGAGAATTTGACCAAGGCAGTTATTGGTGTTGTTGTCGAAACACCTGTTGCGATTGTCGCTGACGTGATAACAATGGGAGGAGCACTCACCGATAAGGATGAGCCTCATACCGCTACTGCACTCAAAGGTGTGATGAAGAACATCGGAGACGCCACTAAGCCGAAATGACAGTGCTACATAATCCGCTTGAACGTATTTGATACGGAGCAAGAGGTTAACCGCCTACCTTTGAAGTGCGGCATTTTGAAAGAGGAAAGTAAGATGACAGAACCTAAATTGATGGACATCACAGAGGTGAAAGGAGCAACTGCGAATATTAACGACTTGAAAGTGTTTGGCAATGGTGATACATTCCAGCTTATTTGCAAAGCATCCTCCACGGCGCAAGGGTGGATGAAGTCAACAAAGGCAATGCAGATTGATGGTGTTGGGTGTGTTGTACAAGTAACTACGCAGCAAGGTGATAATGTAGCCGAAGCAATTACTTTTGTTCCTGGCGTTAGGATTGAACTGATAGATGGCGACAAAGCAAACGGACGAAAGTTGGTTGCTATTTGGTAGGTTAGCCGCCTACCTTCAAAGTGCGGAACTTTAAAAGGAAATTAAACTATGAGCCTTGAACGACTGGATCACATTGTTGCGGGAGTGCTGTTAGACTTCGGCGACTATCTTACAATGCGTAACAAGCCTTTGACTGCTTCGGCCAACAACTCTGCCCCGATGGCTGAAGAAATCAAAGCTTTTATGGAACTGCGCGGGGTTGACAGCACCTGCGAACCGTTCTCTCAATGGCCGGCGCGGTGCAGCCTAGATGGCGACACCAAGACACCAAGTCGCATTGAGGCGGCGCTCGAAATCTTGAAGAGTGAAATGCGAGATGACCCCAAATATGCGTGGGGATGGCACTGCGAGATTGCGATGAATATGCTGTACGAAGGCATACTGCCCGACGAGGCCAACGCAGCGACTACACGCTTCATGCAAAGTTGCTTCGGAGTGGACACCACTAAGCTGCCGACACCTCAGGGCTTAGTGGAGGAAAGCGATGTTTGAAGTATTGAGCTACAGGACGGAGAAAATGATGAGAGCAAAAGACATAGTGATTGACAAAAGCTACAGGCACAAAGACCATCCAAGGTATGGCTGGGCAAAAGCGTTAAAGGTGCTGCGACCCAAGGAAGGCGAGAACACGACAACCCAGGTTATTGTGAAGTGCAAATGGTCGCAAGACAAAGATGCCATGTTTTCGCTTATTAAATACTTCAGTCCATCTAGCTTAATAGGAGAGAGTTATGCAGATTTGCCCTAACTGTAAAAGCACAAGAATTGGACACTTTCGCCTTGATTCTGATTGGGGTGGAGGGAGTGGTGACTGGAGTGCAAAAAACCGGAAAGATGCAGGATATACTGAGCAAGACATTAAAAGCTTTGAGGATAATGATCGGCCAGATATTGAATGTTGCGTGTGCTGCGTTTGTTCAACTTGTTTTACACCAAGTTACGGAGTAGAAAATGATTAACCACGATTTGCTTTTGGCTTCGGTCTCAATGGTCATGGGAGGTATAGTGGGTGCAGCGATAACAAATGAGATTTGGGCGCATAAGCCTACCAAACTCACAGCAGATGACCCACTGTGGGGGGAATTAAACGATCAGTACAGTAAGGACTACAGGGTACTTGAGGCCAGGGCCGAGCATGAATAGAATCACAGCGTTCAAAGGTAAGTTGACATGAGTGAAGAACAGCAAAGCGTAGTAGCATTATACAAAACAGTAGATAGCACAGAGGTGCGGGTGTTCAAGACTAAGGAGCAGGCTTTTCAGTGGCGCACAGAGATAGCCGTGGCTAACTGGGCCGATGAGTTCCCTGATGATCCTGAACCTGAATATTGTGATATTGGCTGCATATACTTTTATCTAATGAGCAATATGACTGAGCGGGCCGAGTATTTCCAAACTTTCTTCACAACCATGGAGGGGGATTGAAATGACTGAAACAGTACAGTTTATAAGGACAGTGGCGGACTGCGGGTGGTGCCCTAATCATGAGAGCAAACGCTTCCACAAAGCGGATGTATTCGAGTCAATAGATGAGTGGACATGCAAAGCACATCACAACAAGCGTATAGCTCTGCGCAAATGGAACGATAATAAACAGGCGATACCAAAATGGTGCCCGCTACGCCCCAAAGTAAGGTTAGCCGCCTACCCCTAACCCGTGATATGCACCAAGATGAAAGAAAGGAAATGAAATGCGTAAAGTAATGGTAAGTGAGCTTAAAAAGCAGTTCCCCAGCGGTGTATGGAGACTGGAGGAAAAGGGCGAAGCGATGTTTCATCAATTCGGCGTGAACTACGAAGAGTTCGCGACTTGTGCGGGTAACTACACAACTGCAATTGTTGAGTGGCCAGATGGAACTATAAGCAATGTACCTTTAGAGCATGTGAGATTCCTTGATATTCCCCAATCAGAGACAGCCCCAACGTGAACGAACTACAGGAGATTAAAATGGAATTCAAAGTATTGGACCGTGGGTTAGTCAGGCTAGTAGATAGTATGGGCAGTGATCTATCCATAGTGCGGGCAGCTCGCGTAAGCTATGCAGCGGAGTGGCGCACAGGAGAGGATTCGGGTAAGGATGAGAAGCTCATCAAGTACCTGCTGAATAACAAACACACAAGCCCCTTTGAGTCGGTGCAGTTCACCTTTGAGGTGAAGGCCCCCATCTTCGTATTGAGACAGTGGCACCGCCACCGCACCTGGAGCTACAATGAAGTTAGTGCTAGGTACGCAGAGCTACCAGAAGAGTACTACGTACCGGAGCTGGCTCAAATAACCACGCAAAGCAAGGACAATAAACAAATGAGGACTGAGGAAGTACATCCATTAGCCAGCAAATTCCAGCTGACTATCGATGCTGCCAACAACTCATGCTTTGAGGTATACCAGAGCCTCATCAGGGAAGGCTGTCCAAGAGAGCTAGCCAGGTCAGTACTCACTACGGGTACCTACAGCCATATGTTTGCCTCGGTCGACCTACACAACCTCATGCACTTCTTGCGTCTTCGACTTCATGCACATGCCCAGTACGAAATCCGGGTGTACGCTGAGGCTTTACTGGAACTGGCGACTGCCGTCTGCCCAGTTACAATGAAGCACTT